CGCAAAGAACGTTGAATGCTTTGTTCCCGCAAAGCAGCCGCAGCCTTTTTGTCCTTACGTTCTTTGCGAGTGTCGCTAAGCGAACCTTCTTTGAAAGGACGCATGATTGCTCCACCAATGTCTTTGACCGCCTGCCCCACCACACCACCAACACCCGCCTTACCGGCATAAACATCAGAACGTTTCTGTGCCGCAGCCTCTTCAGCCGGCCGCCTCCCCTTCAAATACTCGGTCGCATACTTCACCGAAGCAGGGTCAACCCTTGTCCTCGCCTTATCGCTTTGAACCCGCGAATAACTTGACGCAAGCATCCGCATCAACTCTGGCTCCAACTGCTCCAAAGTAAAATCCAAATCCTCGGGAGGAAGATTATTCGTCGTATCCTTCTGCTGTTGCTTGTACTTGGCAACCTGCAAAGCGTTCGACTCCCTGAAAATGGTGTCAACAAAATTCTCCAACTCTTTACTGTTGGTATCAAAATCGTACGTTCCGTCCGCTTCGGCTTGCGCCGACGCATACGCCTGAGCATCCCGTTTCACTTCCCAAGGCGCCCGACCCTCAACAATCAACGCATTCGCCAAACTAGCCCGAATGTCCTCGGGGTCCAAAGACCGCGTATACAGGAAGTTGGGGGCATACTCACGAAGCATTATTTCTTCGTCCATGCCGGCTTGTTCCGCGCTCTGATAACTGGTTCCCGTAAGTTGGGCAACTTCCGGCGAAAACAGTACGTTGAGGTCGCCCGTTGACACGTTGCCTTTCCCTTGGAGCATTCTTGCTAAAGCGAGAACAAAATCGTCAGCCATCTCTACCTATAGTCCTTGCCGTTACTCCATGCCAAACATACCCAACCTTGGCATCGCCAACGATTGGGCAGCAGCAAGACGAGCCAACTCTGCACGGCGACGACGGTCATCCTCCTGCTTGCGAGCAGCCTCAGCAGCCAACTGGTCCTGAATGACTCGCATGTAATCAGGGATACCGCCCGGAACAAGCGGATTACCCATCCCCTGATTGATGATTGTTTTCGTAGTGATATCATTCATACCAGCAGCAGCAAGCGCCGCTTCCTGCGGCGTGAAACGATACATCATGTCAGAAGATTCCCCTGATACAGCCGTCGGTGGTACAGCCGTCGGTGTAGCAGTGGGTGTAGCCGTTGGTGTAGGTGTCGGTGAACCAACGTTTGGCACCGCACCACCAGCCGCAGCAATCGCAGAAGCCAACTCAAACGCCCGACTTGAAGCAGCAGCCTCCTGCTCAATCCGAGCCTGAGCCAAACGAGCCTGAATCTCCGCCAACGCATTCGCCTGAGCCTGCTCAGCCTGCGACCTAAACGTCGCACGCTGCGTACCCAACGTCTCTCTAGCCAAATTCTGTGCCATCATCATCTCCGCCAAACGAGACGCATCAGATTGCTGAGCCGAAGCACCCAACACATTCAACAGATTCTGAAACCCCGCAGCCCCTTGCTGCGCAGCCTGCTGCTCGGCGGCAACCTGCGCACGCACAGGCTCAGCCGACACACCATACGCAGACAACAACTGCTCCATCGCATCAGGCGCCGCCCCAGCCGACACCTGCACATTCGCATACGGATTGTTTGGATTGGCACGCAAAAACGCTTCCAATGCACCATAACCGGCACCAGTCAAACGTTCAGCGGTGTCATAACCTTCGTTTATCCCACCAACCGCCCGACCATACGCATCACGAACAGCCCCCTCCGAACCTTTCGCCTGTTCACCAATCGCCGCAAGCAAACTATCCATACCCGTACGGGCACCACCACCAGAATAGAACTGTTGCATCGCCGCAAGCGCACGAGCCTGCTTGGCAAGGTCATCCTCGTACTGTCTCTGCGTAAAACCAAACTGCTGTTGTTGAAACGCACGAGTCAACGCATCCTGACCAACACCATAATCAAACTGCCGTTGCCGAAACTCACGGTCCAACGCATCCTGACGTTTCTGATAATCAAATTGGTTACGAGCCAACACATCAGAAGCCTTGGTTCCCGTACCGCCACTAGAAATAAGTGATGTGCCTTTTGGATTTATTAGACCAGCCAACCGTTCAATCGTTGCTATGGGGTCATCGTAATTGAAATCACTCGAGCCACCACTATCAGATTTTTTGATTTTTGTTACCACCTGTGGAGATGTTTTACCAGAACCAGCGCGCGCACGCAAGTTCAAATTTGTCTGACGACGATACTCCGGGTCCTTCTTCGGGTCATACTTGTAAACAGCCATCGCGCAACTCCTGCCCTGAAGGCGAACAACTGACGCGCAGCGTCCGCACTTTCTCTTGCTTTATTCATTTCCAAATCACCCAACGCACTCCGATACTGCTGCAAAACCCTCGCATCCTCCAAATCAAAACCCCGCAACTGCTCAGCCTGACCCATGTCAAACTCCGACAAATTACGTGCACGCTCCGAAGCAAAATCCTGCATCGCACGATTGAAAATACCGCTACGCACATTCGGAGACACAAGATTCCGTTGCGAATAACCGCGCACCAACCGCGGCTGCGCCTGCTCATACTGACGCAACGCAGCCAAACGCTGCCTCGCGCCACGCTGCTGAGACAACGTACGCGAATACTGATTCGCTGCAGCAGTAGCAGCATAATTCTCCGTCAACCCGCGGCGACGCGACTCATACAAACTAGGGTCGTACGCCATAACCGTTCCTGTCCATCCTCGCCACAAGCCGCCTCAACTCTTCCATCTCTTTGCGCATCTCCGACAACTCAAACGACAACGACATAAAAATCTGCTGCAAACGGGCAGCATCATCGGTTGTCAACGTGTTGATGATTGGCGAAGACCACGGGGTTCTCATCCGAACACCTGCGCACCCAACACAAACTGGTCATTGTCCGAACTGGGAACAACACCGCTAGCCAACTTTGCTGCAGTAACAGCATTATCAGCAATCTTCGCAGTCTCAACAGCACCAGTCGCAATCTTCGCCGCAGTAATCGCACCAGAATCAATGTTCACACCAGTAGCCAACGCATCAGCAAAGTTCTTCACCGCAGTGAAGTTGCTGTTCATATCGCCAGCCTCAATCACCGTCCCGGTGGTAAACGAATAAGGAATAGACAAAGGCATCAGCCACTCACCTTTCGGTTGTTGAACTTGTACGTAATCGAATCAATACCCCAGTTGCCGTTGGATGGCCCCGTGAACAGCAACTGCACACTGCGAGCCAACCCAAGTTGGCGACCAGAACGAACACTCACACCCTCAGACGCTGTGCCCCACACACCAGTCCCCCACAAATCCGTACCCCAATACGCACCAACACCAGTACCAGACAACGTCACATCAAACTGCTTACGCTCCGAACCAGACGCCTCCTCATAATTGTGGTAAATCTTCACGTTCACAATCCGCTGCGTATCCACCTGCTTGAACACGATGTCCGGACGACGAAACACCTTCTTCTGCGCATACGAGTCACCGTCAACCCAACCCGTACGATAATACGAAGTAAAACTCGTAGCAGTCCCATTGAAATTGTCCTGCTCCTCGTCGTACAAATCAACCTTCACGACCCTTGCCTGAAAAGGGTGACAGAACACCCGATAGTTCGCCCCGTTGTCGTCGGTCCAATCTGTTCCGCCAACCACGCCGTAACCGTCGTGGGTGGCGAACTGCGTGTAGGAACCAGCGGCACCGATTGACGCGTCAAACACATAGTTCCGAGTCGGCTTCGTTGCAGTGTTCGTGTCATCAAACGGCAACGCAGCCCACACACGGCGACCCGCATACGACACCGAATACGGTTCGGTAGAAGCCGTAGACAAACGCTTCTCATCCACCAAAGGGCGCAACGGTTCAAAGATGTCCACGATTTTCGTGCCATCGTAGAAGAACAAACCTTCTGGATTCGAGTAGAAGTAGACACCAGCCTCGGACTGTGCCATGCTGTGATGGTTGTTCGTTCCCAAGTTCGTTGACAACTCAACGACTTGGAAGTTGTCCGACGAGTTACCAATCAACAGATAGATGCCGTTCGGCTTGAAGATGACAAGTTGACCGGCAACGATGGCGAGCGCACGGATACCGAGACCGCCACCGTTGAAATCAAGATAATCGTCTTCCATCCAGTTCTCCGGCAAACCTTCATGCGACCAACGCAAACGATTCGCGTACTCAACTCCGTCTTCGTAGGTGTGCGCCGCAAACAGTTTGTTTGCGTGCGTAATCACATGCTCAGCCCTCGGCATGTGCGTACCATTCGGATTGTTGTACGGCTGCCATGTCGGACCAGACGCAGACAAAGCAGTCGCATACGTCGAACCCGTCGTCCACTTGTACCCAACCTTGCCGGTAGCAGCACCAGAAGTCATGTACAGCGTGTTGCCCCACGCATACATACACACACCATGCGCCGACGACGAAACAATCGGATTACCCGACGAATACTCCAACTTCGTAAAATCACCACCCGACGAATGCCACACATTCGTATCATTCGCCAACATCAAACGCGAAGCATCACCATAAAACGCATACAACCTCTGCGGCGCCCACGTCCCCGCCACGGCAGTCGTATTCAACCTGTGCATACCACCACGACTAAACACCCCACCACGAGGGTCAATCTCCACATTCAACAAATCAGGCGACTCGTTACGAGACAACTGAAACTGGTCAGCGCGAAGGTTCAAACCGCCAGTGAAATCGTCGTACCGCAAAGTTGAAAGATTGCTCATGACCCAAGCGTCGCCCCCAACGTCTGCAACCAGCGACGCATCGTCGGATACTTCTTACCACCCGACAACAACAACGGTCTGTGCGACCGTGCCTTCATCAAATCGCGGCGAGCCATCGCCACACCCTCCTCAAACGACCGCTGATACATCATCGCCATCTGATTATCCTCTTGACGCTGGTACACGCGCGCGAGCGCGTAGTACGCCAACAGGATGTGAAACCAGTTGTCCATGTCAATCTCGGTAGCCGTATTCGACAACCACGTGTACGTCGGGTTACGGTACGCGCGGACAGTCAACGGGTAAACGACATCGGGTTTCGGATACAGGTGAATCTGGCTGTCCCACACAGCCCAAAAATAGGGGCGACCAGCAACATCGGTGTTACCCAACCAAATGTCCTCGGCATCATCGTACGCAATCTCCGTGAACCTGTTACCCGATGCCGTAGTTTCAACGATGGAGATGATTTCCCGAATGTCCCCGATAACAGAGATGGTGTACGGGCGTTGGTCGGCAACCGTGTTCAGCGTGTACGTTTCTTGGTAGAACGGCCAGCGTCGCTCCAAAGCGACGATGCGTTGGAACGCTTCCTTGACGAACGTATCCAACAGACTGTTGGGTAGGTCAACGGTGTCCAAATCCGAGATGTCTCGGACCATCGTGCGAACGTCGGCTAGATTCAAGCGACATCACCGCCCTTGGCGGCTTTACGCAAATGACCGATGCAGTACTGGGTGCCTTTTGCCTTCGGACCTTCGCATGTGTCGTTGTCGGCAACGCAACGGTTGCGACCTATGTATTCACCTCCACCAGCCTGCAGACGTGCCTCATTGACTCCCTGATGGGCTGGTCGTTGACCGTTGACGGGTTGACCATAGAAAGCGTAGGCGGGCTTAGAACCTTTCATCGCCATAACTATCTCCTACTTGAAGGTCCCCGCCCCACGGAAGGGAGGTGGCATGAGGCGGGGAACCAACTAACTCAGTAACCCTTGCCGATGCCCGATGGTCTTCCTGACGGAAATCCGCCACGCTTCGGCTTTTGGGGCGTAGTCGAAGGCTGCATGGTCTTTGGCTTGGAACCCGTACCCGACTTCTTCTTTCCCGTCGCCGCAAACTCAGCACGAGCCTTCGCACGCAGTTTACGCTCACGCGTACTACGAGAAGCCGCATCCTTCGTCGGCGCAACACCCTTCTTCTTCAGGTATTGACGAACGTACTTGGTTTTGGCAGAACGCGGCTTTTTGCTACCGGTTCCCTGACCGTTATCAAGTATTGCATATTCCTGTGGCATAACTATCTCACTTTCCCTTGTTGTTGTGATGCGGGGCAGAGGGCTTCATCCCCCTGCCCCCGCATCTTCTCCCTTTACTTGCGGTACACCTTCACGGTGCTGTCCGACTGGACAACCCCGACGAAAGTTCCCGATGTTGCAGCCGAAACGGTTGCCGAACCCACGAGAGTCACAGAGGTACCACCAGCAAGCGTAATTGCGTGCGTAGCAGCAGCCTTGTTGACAATCGTGAACTCAAACGACGTACCAGTTGACTCATCAACCAGTGCCGCAACGATGAGCGCCGCCGTAGCGGTCGTCAGCGTGCGTGCAGCAGTCGGTGTCTGCGTGAAGAGTTTGCTCTCCAACAGTTGAGCCGCGGTAAGCGTCGCAGCAGCATCAGCAACTTCCACCTCCACAACCTTTTCGGATGCGGTGATGTAGTCCTCAAGACGCTTGCGGGTAATCGTTCCGCTGTCGCTATTTGGCTTCAATGGCATGACATTTCTCCTTATTGGTTAGGCGGTTTTCGCCGTGAGTTTACCCTGCTTGGCGCAGTTACGCACCGTCAGGTTGCCGTAGCACATGATGAGCGCGTAACGAGCATCCACATCCTCAGGGGACACGAACGCTGTCTGCGCAAACCACTTGCCAGAGTGACCAACGAGGGTCAGATACTTGCTGTTCAGGAAGAACATGACACCAGCGGGGCAGTGCACATCGTACACAACCGGACCAGCCTTGAACAACAGGTTCTGGAAACCAGCATCTGCCGTCTTGGTGTCGGTGTAACGAAGTTGCGGCTGCAACAGAGCCTCATACTTCTCAAACAGGGTTTGGGTCGTCAGCACCATGTCCGGGTGGTCATTACCAACCGACACGCTGTTGTACGCCGTGGACATTTGGGCAAGCGTGAGGGCCGTTGCGGTGTTCTCCTCGTACGAGCGCCACCACGAGTACGAAGAACGGTCAATGCCGCCCACCGTACCAGAAGCCTCAACGAGATTCCCGAGACCGTTCCAGTCCTTGCTTGAGTTGCCCGTGCCATCAGCGAAGAACATTTCGTTGAAACCTTCACGCATTGACTCTTCAGCCTGCATGATTTTGGCTTCCAGCAGGTTGATGATTTCCTGCTCACCGTTGTTCTTCGCCTCCTCGATACCGCTGATTGAGATGGACGCAGCGTACTGCTTCCACTCAAACTCGGCAGCCGAGATACCCGTTTGCGGGGTGAGGCTGAGCGAGTCGTAGCCCGAGTAGGACCCGACCGTGTTGTTTTCTCCGTAGATAATCGGCTCAACAATCTTGGTACCACCGTTCAACATGCGGATGCGACCCTTATCCATGAGGAAGTAGGTCAACGGACGTGCAGTGAACACGTTGTCCGTCAGTTGTGAACGATAGTTCGCAAGCGTCGTCGTAAGCAGATTATCAAA